TGGAGCGCTCCGTGGACAACGGGGGGTCCTACTTTAACATCGACGTGCTGCCGAGCAAGCAGGCCGAGTTCCGGGACATTACCCCCAAGCGCGATACGATCCTGGCCAGCTCCAACGAGCTTCGGGCCACCACCGACGAGAAGGACAAGGGCTACTTTATCGTAGACCATCTCCAGATCAGGATCATACCCAAGGACTGGGGTCTTGGTGGCGGCGAGCTGCCCGAAATCTGGTGGTTCACCGTGGCCAATGAGACCGTGATCATCCGGGCGCACCCCAGCTCCTACGAGCATGGGCAGTTCACCTACTCGGTGATCGAGTCGAACTTCGACGCCCACGCCCTTTATAATCCCGGGAACATCGAAAACATCAGTGGACTCCAGCGGTTTATGAACTGGCTGCTCAATAGCCACTTCGAGAACATCCGCAAGTCCCTGAATGATGTGCTGATTTATGCCCCGAGCCTGATCGAGGAAAGCGATCTGCTTAACCCAGGCCCGGCTCGTCACATCCGCCTCTCCACACGTGGGGAGGAGCTTCTGCTGAGCGGGGTGTTGACCCCCGGTCAGTTCTTGCAACAGCTTCCGGTGGGGGATGTAACCGGCCCCCACCTGAACGCTTTCCAGTTCATGTACGAGATGGTGCAGTTGATGATGGCCACCAACGATCCTGCTACCGGCCAGCCCACGCAGAACAAGAAGACGCTGGGCGAGGTGAACCAGATGATGCTTGGTTCCGGTAAGCGGATCGCGCTGTCCTTCCGGCTGTACGAGTCTATGGGCTGGCAGCCTCTGATTCTGCGCGCAATCAGCAACAGGCAGCAATTCACCAGCCTGGAGCAGTTCATGCGGATCAGCGGCGACGCAGCATCGGACGACATCCAAGCTACCCAACGGGTGCTGATCAAGCCGTGGGACCTGCAAGGCAACTTCGACTACATCGCCCGCTCCGCCTCCCTGCCCCCCGATCCTTCGCGGCAGGCGATGGTATGGGTGCAGTTGATGCTCGGGTTGGGCAAGTTCCCGCAGATTATGCAGCCGGGGCCGGATGGCAAGGCGCTGGACGTGAGGAAGATATTCAACGAGGTAGCCCGTAACATGGGGATCAGGAACATTAACCAGTTCTACACGCAGCCTCAGCAGATACCTCCAGGTATGCCTGGCCCTGGTATGCAAGTCATGCCGGATGAGCAGGTAGCCAATGGTGTACAGCGTGGTGATCTGGCACCAATCCCAGGAAGGCTGCCGGGTGTTCAAGGGATGACCCCATAATGGCAAGAGATTACCCTGAGTATAACGCGGCTTTAGAGGAGCGGAGGGCTGAGCGGATAACCCAGCGCTTGAAAGAGCTGGACCAGATGCGCCCGGCTTACCTCGAAGCCAAGGAAGCCGTCCAGGGCCGCACCGACCGCGACGATGTCGTAGCCCTGGCGCAGCTCTTGAAGTCGCACCAAGCCGGAGACTCCGGTGAGAAGGCTATCTTCATCGTGGCACAGGCTGCCATGCTAGTTAACAAGATGGTAATGCCCTTCGCCTTGGTAAGGAACTACGAGGAGAAGGAGAAAGAGGTTGAAAAGCTGAGGAAGTAGCAGGCTGACCTACTAAGTGGGAGCCTGAAATAAAATATCCGACCCTGCCGATCTGCTACGGCGGAAGCAGGCCGAGGAGAATATGGAACCAGAACCGAGTACACTCGAAACCAATCCAGAGGGAGAGCAATTCCTGGACGATCTTATGAGCGACGCCCTACCGGGAGAGGGGGACGCCGCCGATCCAGGGGCCAATCTTGAAGGCGACCAGGGCCAACCTGTAAAGGAGCCCGAACCCGCTGCCGAGAAGCCCAAGGACGGCGTAGTGCCCGCTGCCGTGCCCGAGGTGGCGCCGAAGTCTGACGAGCCCAAGACCTACGAGTACAAAGGCAAGCAATACACCCTGGACCAGATGGTGGAGTTGGGGGTACTGGAAGATGCACTCCAGACAGCCCGCCAGTTCCCCACTATCCAGACCAAATACCAGTCTCTGTTAGAGGAGAAGGCCACCCCACAGGCCTCCCAGCCCGGCCAGCAGGCCCCAGCGCCTACCGGCCCGACCGGGGATCAAATCCTCCAGTCGTATGCCCCCATCGTGCAGGACATGGCGAACCAGGGGTACATCGAGCCGGAGGTGTTTGAAGTCTTCCCCAAGCTGGCAACAGCCCTGATGTTCCACCGCGACCTTCTCTACGACGTTCGCAACGCCGTAGCCGCGATGATGCACACCGAGAACGCCCGCGCCGAAGTATCGCAGAAGGATGCCGCCCTGAATTACGTTGGCGGACTCTGCGACAAGGTGTCGGGTGAAGGTGAGCACTTCACCCTCTTGAAGGACGGTGAGGTTCGGAAGGGTTTCTACCAGTACCTGGGGTCCCTGAATGTCCAGATCAGTAAAGTTGACGAGGACTTCATCAGGAGTCAGTGGGTGGCATACAACTCCGGCCCGATGCTGGAAGCTGTAAAACTTGCCGCAAGTGGGCAGAAAGCGGCGGATGTCAGAAGTCGGCGTAATGCCAAGGGAGAGGGCGGCGGCGTAAGGCCCACCGGCCCAAAGCCAGCAGCGAATACCGACCAGGACTTGATCACATCCTTTCTGGAGTAACCAACCCAGAAACGGAGTAAGAAATGCCTGTTTTAGGAATGAGGGGCAGCGGTAGCTGGTCTGCTGACGAGCGCCCCAAGAATTACCGCGAAGCAATCCTGTATCTGTACCCGAACGACAAGGCCCCGCTGATGGGCTTCCTGTCGAAGCTGGCCAGTGAAGCCACCGATGACCCCGAGTTCAAGGTGTTCATCAAAGGTCTGCCCGCACAGCGCGCCAAGAACGAAGACATCTACAACAACACCGACAACCCGGTGACGATCCAACTGAAGACCGCTGGCGATTACAAGATGTTCAAGATCGGGCACGTGGTCATCAACGAGCGCACCCTGGAAGTTATGTGGGTGACGAACGTGGTGTCCACTGGTGGTGCTGGTGGTTCCATCACCTGCACCCGGGCCATCGGCTCCCAGGCTCTCACCGCTGGGGCGGTCGATGACTACCTGCTCGTGGTCGGCACCCGGCACGCTGAAGGTGCCGGTATCCCCGAGGCAATCGCCTACGACCCGAGCGTGATCTCCAACTACACGCAAATCTTCCGTAACTCCCTGAACCAGAGCAACACCGCCCGTGCGACCCACCTGCGGACTGGCGACCAGGTGAAGAGTGCGCAGAAGGAGACCATGCTTCTGCACCACATCGAAATGGAGAAAGCCTTCCTGTTCGGCGTGGCGCACGAGGCGGCAGGCACCAACGGCAACGCCGAGCGCGGCACCCGCGGTATGCTGTTCCACATCACCACTCTGGTGAAGGACTTCTCCGCTGGTCTCGACATCGACACCTGGGAGGACTTCCTCGAAGACCTGTTCCGGTACGGCTCGAACCAGAAGCTGGTCCTGGCGGGTGGCCGTCTGATCAACGTGATGAATAAGCTGGCCCGGATCAACGGGCACATCGAGCTGGTTCCGAGCAACAAGACCTTTGGCATGTCCATCTGGTCTTACCTCTGCCCCTTCGGTGAGCTGATGATCAAGATTCATCCGCTGATGAGCGAGAACTCCACCTTCAACTCCTGGGGGTTCGTGTTCGACACCGGGCAGCTCCGGTATCGTTACCTCAAGGGCCGTGACACCCAGTACCTGCGGAACCGCCAGACCCCCGGCGACGATGCAGTGAAGGACGAGTACCTGACCGAGGCGGGCCTGGAAGGGCGCTTCGAGCAGACCCATGCTCTGATCAAGAACATGACCTCTGCGATTGTCTAACTAACCACTGGTGGGGGGCCTACCAGCTCCCCACCGGCTTCTGGAGAACATAATGATCAAAGACGACATCACCCGGGTTGTATCGAAGTATGGCATGGATGGCTACCCCGAGACCGTGAACTCGGTTGCCATCCGGGTTTTCATCAAGGACAACGTGGGTGACATCCTGTTTTGCACCGGCATTACCAAACCTACTGACGCCTCTGACGGTTACGCGAAAGGCTGCATCTTCATTGATACCGACGTGGCGACCGGAACTGGTGGGATGTATCTCAACAAGGGCACGAAGGATTCTTGCGTGTTCTCCCTCGTCACCCAGGCTTAACCCATGGACTATATCTGCCAACGCTGGCCCTTCTACGATTTAGGGAAGGGCATAAAATTCGTTGACGGCAGATTCTCAACGGACGACCCCGGGCAGATAAAGATCGTCGAGTCAAACGACAAGTACAAGGTCTTTATCTGGCCGGTGTCCCCACCTGCCGAGAAGGAAGAAGTTAATGATCAAGCCGGTGAAGGGGGGCTTCCAGCTCCACAGCAAGACGACCGGGAAGCCGCTTGGCCCAGTGCGGAAGAGCGAGAAGGAAGTGGGCCAGAAGGACGAGAAGAGGGTGGAGTTCTTCAAGAACTTGAAGAAATCGTCCGGGGGTCCGGGATCATTGGCGGCAAAGGCAAAGCCATCCAAGCCAAAGCTCGTAAAGTCAAGAGGTAAAGCACTGTGACATTTGAAGAACTCAAAGCCGCAATGGGGACGTGGCTTGACTGTGACCAAAACCGCCTCCCCAATGAGACCCGCGGGCAGATTCTTAACATCTGCCAGCGTGAACTCCTGCGTGTCAACGATCTCCGGTATGGTGAGGCTGCTACAACCTTCCCGACCGTCGTAGGGACTGACGACTACATCCTGCCTACTGGCTGGAGCCGCCCGTACAGCCTCTGGTACTACTCTACCGGCAAGCATGATCTCGACTTCCTCAACAAGGAAGAGTTCGATATCAAGTACCCCAACCCGGCCACAACCGGCTCACCGATTCACTACACCGTCTGGGGTGAGAGGATTTACATCGGCCCTACCCCCAACGCCATCGTGACCGTCAACGCCAACTACATGCGCGTTCTGCCGGACCTGGCAGACGGCACACCCGTCAACACCAACGACCTGGTTGCTGGCGCCTGGGAAGTTCTGTTCTTCCGGGCACTGTGGTACGCCTCCGAGTTTATGATCGAGGATGCCCGGTCGCAGTTGTGGGCTGCCAAGGCGCAGATGCTGGAGCAGAAGTTGGCCCTCGAACATGCCCGCGCCCGGAGTTCTGGCAGACGGCCTATTGGTAGGGACTACGGTTACACCGGTGGTCCTTCTGAGGTCAATCCGTAATGGCTCTTCCGAACCAGTTAAAATCCGCCCGGATGACTGATGCTACTCTTGGTTCCGACATCGACAACAAGGTAGCAGAGATCGAGCAGGCCCTGTGCGACATCTTCGGTTTCGTGATCAACACGAACGTAACCGAGTCGCCTTCCTCGTTTGACAACTCCGGGCGGTTCACTAAGGCCCTGTTGCGCCAGTTAGCGGCTGGTCCGGTTGGCTGGCGCTTCAGGGACTCCTCCTCCGGGAAGGAGTTCAGACTCGTCCTGAGTGGCACCAACATACTGGTAGACGAGAACACCGGCTCGGAAGGCACTCCTACCTGGACCAACCGGGCTACTATGGCTATTGGTGATGGGGTGTGGACCTTCACCGGTATCCCTGTAGGCCCGTCGTCTAGCTGTACCACCGATAACCAGTTGGCGCGTAAGAAGTACGTTGACGACCGGGACGCCCTAGACGAGAAGCTGGCGAGCAAGAACGTCGCCAACGGCTACTGCGGCCTCGATGCTAGTACACTGGTCCTGGCCAACAAGCTCGGCACCGGCACCCCCAGCGGCTCCAACTACCTGCGCGGCGACCGGAGCTGGCAGTCGATGACGGCCCCGACGATCCCCAAAGCAGCGCTTCTGCAAAACAGGCAAAACTCCGGGGTTGATGGCGGTAGTGTAACCGCTGGCAGTTGGGAAGTCTACCCGTTGAATGTCGAGCAGCAAGACCCAGATGGCATAATCACACCATCATTACCATCATTTCAACTACCTGCTGGGACATTTCTTATCATCGGTGCTATCCCTTTCTACAATACCGGAGGTGCCCAGGCACAGTTTTATAATGTTGACGATGGAGTTACTGCTCTATTGGGGTCAGTAGTTAATGGCGGGACCTCGAACAACACCTCTTCAGACTCACATATCTTCGGAGTTGTGACCATAGCTACACCCAAGACATTCAGGGTTGAGACCAGAGTAACGAATACCCGGGCCACCGATGGGTTGGGAAATGCCCGTGGTTGGGGTGTTGAAGTCTACGGCCAACTGTCAATAACCAAACTGACGTAATATGTCCACTTCAAATCCAGGCATAACGATCAAGCCCCCCATGGGTGGCCAACTGGCCGATAGAGACCTACTTGAGGTCCCGGACGGGTTTGCCCGGACCCTGCTGAACTGGCTTAACCGCGGCGGCAAGTTCCAGTCCAGGCCTGGGTACAACCAGCTCGGGGCGTCTATCGGCGACCGGGCCTGCGGTGCTATCATCTATGACCACCACACGGGGCACCGCTTTACTGTCGTCGGCACGCCTACTAAGTGGTGGACCTGGGACCTCACGGCTCTGGCCTGGGACGACATAACTGGTACTGCCCTTACCGGGACTGAGGCAACCCACCAGATATTCAGAGTATTCTACAAGAGCAACAAGGCGTACTTGATCGGTGTTAATGGTCACGCCGATACACCCAAGAAGTGGGATGGCGTTACTGCTACCTACGAAACAATGGGGGGAAGTCCTCCTAAAGCCAAGTGCATGGCAATAAACAACAACCGTTTGATGCTATGCAACACCTATACAACTCAGGCCAATATCCACCAGGTAGATGTCAGCGCGTTCAACGATTTCGAGGCCGGTTGGGGCACCGTTCAGACAATAAATCTGATGGACACCCCCGGAGAGATCATCGAGGCTCGGGAGCTGGGGAACCTGGAGACGGCCATTTATAAGACCGATGCCATCTACGTCGCCGTGGCCCAGCCCTCTCTTGAGCCTTATTCCTTTGAGCTTCGTGCCCCGGCCATCGAGGGTCCGGTATCCCCCCGGTGCGTTGTTTCCACCTCTAACACCCACGTCTTTATGAGCCGCAGTGGTTCTCTTTGGCAGTTCGACGGCATCCATGTTACGCCACTGCCAGGCCATTTCAAGCAACACATCCTCGCTACCGCCGATCTGAACATGCTCGACCGGGCTTTCGGCTGGTTCGACGGCGTGCATGAAGAGATATGGTTCTTTTACCGCGGCATAGGCAGCGACAACCCTAACTTGGGTCTAGTAATAAACCTGAATGAGGGCAGTGCCTGGCCAGTGTCATTCACCAGCTTCAGGCCCACTGCCGGGGTCGGTGCGGCCCTTGAATCCAACGTCAGGATCGGTGACATGTTCCACCCGCTGAGCTATTACACCGACCCTTTGTCCGATCTGTCTAGCCTCCACTCTGCTACTTTACTGGTTGGCCATACCGGGACAGTAGTTGAAGAGGGTGGTTCAAATGATGCCGGAGTTGCCATTCCATTGGCTATGGAGACCGGTATGAAGTCACCAGCGGACGTAACATCATCCTTCACTGCCAGCGAAGTTGCTGTCCTGTTCGCCAGGGCTGGTGGGAGCCAGGATGTCACAGTCGAGCTGGGTACGTCGGTGGATGGCGCCGACCCGGAATTTGAATCACTGGGTACGGTAAACATAGGGGCTGCTGGGCCTCACGTTCTCGGGGCGCGGGTTACTTCGCGCCTGTTCTCCCTGCGCCTGTCGGCTGACGCCACTCAAACCGTCAAGTGGCGGGGTGCTGTAGTGAGTGGTGCGGCTAGAGGATTGCGGTAATGGCCATAACCTTACCAGTATTGCCGA